CTGGTTGCTGTTTTGGGCAGTTAACTAAACTGCAAAACTCTTATCAACTAAAAGGAAAACCAAAATGTTAGACGTTATAAACATGAACAGCTACTCAACTGATTGGCCTGAATTTGTCGATTGTAACTTTGAAGCCAAACACGCGGCTTTGATGTTCGCGGATGAGCAAGTGATTGGTAGATTGCACAACGTGCCTGAAACTGAATGCAAGGCGATTTATCGCACCGATACAAACCAGTTTCTTGGAACGTCCGGCAATCGTTACGGCATAGCCGATAACGCCGCTTTAAATGATCAAGTGATACAAGCTTTAGAACAAAGCTTGCCGCGTAATTATTTAGAGAAAATTGAGCTAAAAGAACAAACAAGCTCTAACGGCGCTTTTTGCAAATGGACCTATACTTTCCCAAATGCAGCCGAACCTATCCGGCAGCTAAGAAATGCAACAGGCTATAAATCGGACGTTTATGGAAAGCAGCACAAAGAGACTTGGTTAAACTTTCAAGTTTCAATTGTTAACTCTTTCAGCGGTAAAACGCCGGTAATTTGCAAGGCTGGCAGTGTTGATATTAGCTGTTTAAATAGCTTAACAACTAGCTATTATGACACTTCAAAACAGCGCCACACTAGCTCTTTAGATATCACCCGCTTTGGGGAATTTTTAGAGCAGCAAGCGAACAGCTACCGCGATAAAATCGCAATATGGCAGCGTTGGGCCGATAAATCTATTGATAGCGAACAAGCCGAACAAGCGCTTATTCAGGCGGGTATTAGTCCAAGGCTAACAAAGCAGCTTATGGATAGATTTGAAGTAGAGGCAACCAAACGCGGAAAAAGCATTTGGGCGCTAGCTTCAAGCCTTACTTTTTGGGGTACGCATAACAGCGAATTGTTTACGGTACGCGGCTCTAAAACCCGTGATAACGTGGCAGCTAGCCTTGATGCACGGCAAAACAAAGTAACCCGCGTTTTGTCTTCCAACGCTTGGCAAATGTTAGAGGCTGCTTAATATGTTTGATTTAATAAAAGACATGCTAGGCGCTATTTGTGTCTTTGCTTTGCCGCTTGCTGTTATCGTTATCGCTTACGGGTTTAGTTAAATGACTAGCCCTAAAGCATGGATGGAAAAAGCTAACGCTTTAGACCATAGGAACAGCGTAGCTTATCGCGTGAACCCAAAGCCGGAAAGCAAGCGCCGGATCAAGCGTAGGCTTAAAGCTTTGCAGCGAAAGAAAGCAGCAATTGACAAGGCGCTTTCAGAATTGAGCCGCAAATAAAACTCTTTAGATACCCTTTCTAGAAAATCAACTAAGGCAAATGGTGCATAGCGCCGCGCCTTGCGCCGCCTATTGCAAAACGTAACGCGGTTAGATTTTCTTTAGGCGCGTATTTTTAGCCGCTTATTTTGTTTGATTTATTAGGCAATTTTAAAAGCGGTTACTTTGTGCGACAATTTATTTTTTAAAGCTTAAGTTTTCGCCTTATTTTTAAGGCTTTTAAAGCCGATTGCCTGACACGTAACGATTAACAGGCAGCAAAAAACGCCTATTTTACAAGGCTTTGGGCTTATTGTCGGATTTATTAGGCGATTTATTCTAGACCCTGCCAGCGCCACCCCCCCGTACCCCGGTAGCGTATACAACAGCGACATATTTTGGGAATTTTGCAACCGTAAAGCACCCATGCCTCTTACAATGTCAGCGAAACTGTAAACACCCTACATCTAGTGGCAATTGAAAATAATTCACTATGTCAAGTATCCTACGCTTGCACTAGTAGAGTGGGACTGTTAGAATGCTAATCACACTCAGTTAATTGTTTAGGAGACCACTGAATGGAAGACTTAGGGAACGATGCTGTATTGTTTGAAGATGGCATACCTCTATGGGTAGACGTTGATCTAGAAGTTGATGATGACGGGCAACTGGCTGTTGTTATCGACTTAACAGTAGATGAGTTTGATGAGATTACTATTAAGAGACCTCTCTTTGAGATAGTTGAAGGGTTGTTGGATGATAATGATTATCAAATGCTCTATACTGTAGCAAATGAATTAGTAAGAGAGTCCGAAAGACTTAGGGAAAAAGCACAGCGAATAGAAGACAGTACTGCTAATGTATCTGATTTATTTGACGCTGACTATGAATCAACCTAATCTATTCGGCTGGGAAGACGATACTCCAGACGAGACTTACACAGGCGACACTAAGCGTTGTTCTGGTTGCAGACAGGTTCTGCCCATCAATAGGTTTGGCTATAATAAGGCCAAGAGCTTGGGCAGGGCGTGTACTTGTAAGAAGTGTCTGAGGGAACACGGCTTTAAGATGCGTGAACTACATGCCATGCATAAAGTACCGGATAATCATAGCTGTCCTATCTGTGAGAAGAGTGCAGAACAGTTATATTCACCGGGTATGGGCAATAAGACGCCGTTTAGATTAGACCATGATCATGATACGGGGGCGTTTAGAGGGTTTATATGCGACTCTTGCAATACAGGTCTGGGTAAGTTTAGGGATAATCCTGACTTAATAAAGAGGGCTTTAGATTACTTAACAACATAGCGGGTATGTCTTGGTGATTGTACTCTTTAGAGTACTGAAATGGTATAATGAAGGTACACAATCACTAAGGAGAAACACTGTGTTAACTAAAAGTCTAGCTGTAATGGTCCATATGTTTTCTGGCGAAGGAGCCATATGTAAACGCATACAGCAATCCCAACAGCGCAGAGCAAACTACTGGCTGCTACAGAACATGTCCGACAAGAGCTTAAAAGATATTGGAGTTACTAGGGGTGAAATCTACGATAGAGTGTATCGCGGTTAACGGCTTGTAGCCATTTACTATAGTATACGGCCCCGAAGTACACTTCATTATAGCATTGAATGCCTGTTTCGTCAATTACTGAGTGACTAAAAAAACAATTAAATAAGGTATTGACCTCACCCCCTATTAAGTGGTAGAATGAAGGGGTAGGTCGTAATAAGGCTTATGAGTATGAACTTGTACTACATTAGGGCTGCTATACGTGAAAACACGGGGCAAGTCCTGACTTTCGATAGGATCAGGCAGCTTCTCTTAGAAGAAGGTTTGATATCCCAAGCAGAGCTAGACCATAACCCGATGGCAAAAGAGTTTGAGGGCTATGGTCGATACTTCTATACAGAAGAGTGTTCTGTAGATATCCCACCCAACCCTGAGATATATGTCCCTGAACTTCTAGACGAAAGTTTCGATGATTAACATATCAGCATAAAGGATTATAGAATGCCTCAAGGTAAGGGAACTTACGGGTCAAAGGTTGGAAGACCCCCGAAGAAAAAGAAACCTGCTATGTCGAATGGTGGTATGGCCCATAAGAAGGGCAAACCTAAAATGATGTATGGTGGGATGGCTAAGAAAAAGAAGTAATGTTCTTAGGAGTCATTCTCTATTGTTTCAGTCCTACTGATGCATTCTCTTGCAGCATGGTGGCCCGTACTAACGGGCTATTCACTACTAGAGAAGAATGTCAAATCATTGTCCAATCTGAAATGGAAGCGATGGCTAACCAGCTTAAGCTTATAGCCCGTGCTAAATGCTTTGAGGTAGGCAAAACAATATAGGTTATCTTTCGGGGGGGAGATATGATAGCAGAAACACTGGCAGTCGTAGGGGCTGCTAATGCCGCAATTGGTCAGGTTAAAACTCTGATAGGGCATGGACAGGAGATTTCTGCTATGGGTAGGCAGTTGGGGGCAATCCTGACTGCGGAAGAAACTTTGAAGGCTCAAGGTGATCGTAAGAAGCGTAGTTTGTTTGCCAGAGCTATGGGTAAAGATAGCAACTCCTTTGAGGAATTTCTTGAGTTAGATAAGCTGAAGCAAGCCCGTAAGGAAATCGAATCCCATATGCGGCTATACGGAAGACCCGGATTGTATGATGCTTGGGTGGATTTTCAGAGACAGGAACGCATCCGTAAGCGTGAAGAAGCCGAAGAGCAAGCCAAAGCAAAGGCTTTCTTAATGGAAGTATTTCAGTGGGGGATTGTAGTCTTACTAGTAACAGGTGGTTGTGCTGGATTAATTTGGTGGGCTTGGCAGTTTAGATGACACTTATATCTCATTTTCCGCTTCCTAGTATGCCCTTTCAGACACATGTGAATGTTATATTTGAAAGTGGTCGCGGAGAGGAAGTTGAGAAGAAGGTTAATGCAGGGGAAGCTGGATCAGTGCAGCCTATAGATAAGGACACTCCGGTAGAGAACTTAAAGTTAGTTAACCAGCTATACGCATACAATCCTGACCCTAACAAGTTGCGTACCCCTGACGGACAAATAGTAGATTTTGTGGTGGCATAATGGCAAAGACTAAAGCAGAAAAGATAGCCGCAGGTAAAAAACGGCATGGGTTCACGGCGGTAAATAAACCGCGCAGGGGTGGCCCAAAGAAGTTTGAAGTGCTGGCTGTTGAGGGTGATAACGTGAAGTATATCACATTCGGAGACCCTAATATGGAAATCCGAAAAGATAATCCCAAAGCCCGTAAATCTTTCAGAGCTAGGCATAAGTGTGACACTGCCAAGAGTAAATTAACGGCCCGATACTGGTCTTGCAAGAAATGGTAATCTGATGGCTGCTAAGAAAAAGAAACCGAAGCGTGATGCTTGCTACAAGAAAGTAGCGAGAGCCATGCCTAAAAATTCTGCATATCGTTCCGGTCATATGGCTAAGTGCCGTAAGGTTGGAGCTAAGAATTACAACATAGGCGGGAAGAAGAAAAAATAATGGCAGTACGTAAATCAAAAAAAGGTGCTGCACTTAAGAAATGGTTTAAAGAAGATTGGCGTGATGTCAAAACAGGAAAGCCGTGTGGTCGCTCTGGAAAGGGTGATAAACGCAAAAGTTACCCAGCCTGTCGCCCTGCTTCACAAGCTAAATCTAAAGCTGCTAAATCTGCGTCAAGGAAAAAGACTAGCTCCAAGCAGATAAGCTGGGGCAAGGCAAAGTATAAAGGGTGACTAGTAATGGATGAACGCTTAACGCGGATAGAGGACAAGTTGGATAAGCTTTCCCATGCAGTAGTTACATTAGCGCGAATGGAAGAGCGCATGATAACTGTATTCAAACGTATGGATAATATTGATGATCAACAGAAAGCTATGTGGGAACGCATTCAAAAGCTGGATCAAATTACTAACTCCAGAGGTCACAAGCTACAGTTCTTTGAACGCATTTGGTGGATTGTATTTACAGCCTCTATTGGGGCTGCTTTTGTTTATATGAGGACTATAGGATGAAAACTGAAAAGCAATACACCGACAAGCAGTTAATCTTCTTAGATGCCCTTATGTCCGAAGAATGTAGAGGCAACCTACGAAAGGCTATGGACGTAGCAGGTTACGCCAAAGAAACTAGCATATCGTCTGTGGTCGGTGCGCTTAAAGAAGAGATTAATGATAAAGCCTCTATGACGCTGGCTATGAATGCCCCTAAAGCCGCATGGGGTATGGTAGACGTTCTTAATGATCCAAGTGCTATGGGTGCTAGGAATACAGTCTCTGCGGCTAGAGAGATATTAGACCGTACCGGACTGATTAAGAAAGAACAGGTTGAAGTTAAAAACACAGGCGGGGCAATGTTTATCTTGCCACCGAAAAGTGAAGATTGACTATATGGTTAAATAAAACTAGGCCAAACAAGACCGCTAAGATACCTTATGCTTATGTGGCGTCTGAAGATGATCCTCTTGTACTTATCCCTGACCACGATAAAGCTGTCCTAGTTGAAGAAGCATTAGACTACCTTGAGGAAGGTAACTCTAGTCGTAAGACTGCGGAGTGGCTTACCTCTAAGACAGGTGATAAGATCAGTCACCAAGGTCTAATACATATATGGAAGTCTAGGCGTGGTAAGGATAGTGATAATCCCTCACAACGTCTGAAGGACATGGCTAAGGCTAACCGCAAGAAAAAGCCTAAGACCCCTGAAGCGAAGAAATTAAATGCAGCCAAGCGTAAGCAGACAGACGCTAAACGTAGGCTCACAATGGCTAAACGCCAGTTAGAAGAACTACAGCCTACGGAAGAGCTAGATACATCTAATCTAGACTTCTCTGTGATTGAAAGCGAGAAGCAAAAGACTGAGGTAGTATTTGCTCCAAATGAAGGCCCACAGACAGAGTTTCTAGCGGCGTCTGAAAGAGAAGTACTATATGGCGGGGCGGCTGGCGGCGGCAAATCCTTTGGACTACTGGCTGACCCTATGCGGTATTTCAGTAATCCCAACTTCAACGGCCTGATACTGCGTAGAACCAATGATGAATTACGTGAACTAATATGGAAGTCACAAGAGCTATACCCTAAAGCATTCCAAGGTGCAAAGTGGGCTGAGAAAAAATCACAATGGACTTTCCCTAGTGGAGCCAAGCTCTGGCTTACATATCTAGAAAGAGACCAAGACGTACTGCGCTATCAGGGACAAGCGTTTAGCTATGTGGCTTTTGATGAATTAACTCAGTATGCTACGCCCTTCGCGTGGAATTATATGCGCTCACGGCTACGTACAACGGACCCAGACCTACCCATTTATATGAGGGCTACAACAAACCCCGGAGGAAATGGACATGGTTGGGTTAAGAAGATGTTTATTGACCCTGCACCAGCAAACAAAAAGTTTGTTGCTAAGGATTTGGAATCAGGTGAAGACCTAGTATATCCCGATAGCCATGAGAAAGCAGGGGAGCCGTTGTTCTACAGGCGGTTTATACCAGCAAGTCTACGGGATAATCCTTACTTGATGGAAGGCGGTCAGTATGAAGCTAACTTGTTATCTCTACCGGAGATGCAACGTAGACAATTATTAGAGGGTGATTGGGCTGTAGCAGATGGTGCGGCCTTTTCTGAGTTTAGAAGTAACATACATGTCATAGAGCCTTACGATATTCCTTCAGAATGGGTACGATTTAGGTCATGTGACTACGGGTACTCTTCTTATAGTGCTGTACACTGGTTCGCAATAGACCCAAGCTACGGTACTTTAATTAACTACAGAGAGTTA